AAAACAAATGATCTTAAATACAAACTATTTAAAAGTTGAAAGATTCTTTTTACGCTTTTTCTTTTTTTGTATTTTAATTTATACAATTTCACATTACATAGTGTATGGTGATTTGTTCTTTGTACATCACTACGCTATCCATGGATAACCTCTTTATCCATTAATTTAAAATTATTTTTCCCCTTGTAGGCCTTACCGGGCCTACATTTCTTATCTTTTCTTAGATACTTTGTGTAATTAATTGTTGACAAGGATACAATATGTAACTATACTAGGCGGTGATTTAATAAGAAAGGGAGAAAAATGAGAAAAGTTCCGAATGTTAAATTGTTCAATAAAGTTGTGGATCGAGCTGTCAATGAGCTTGAGTTCTACAATGATCCAGTATCTTACCGATGTGATCTTCTGACTGCCCATGCTGATGTTGGCCTGGACTTTGAGAAGCTCCTGGATTTTCCAATTCATGATTTCTTTCATGATGTGGTTGGCCTGGGATTAAACATTGATCGATACAAATGCAAAGTTGAGAATAACTTTGTTCCACGTTGTGCTTTACCGGAGGAGGTGTAATGAGTACAAGATCTAATGTGTTAATCAAGATGGGCGATACAAAGATTTATCTTTATCGTCACTCTGATGGCTACCCAGGCGCTAATGGCGCTGATCTAGCTGAGAAATTAATAAAGCATAAAAATAAAGGCAAAGCTTTTATTAATGATCTGCTGGCTGAACGATATGAAGCTACTGAGTATCGTCCAGAGCGACCGGTATGGGAATTGACTAATGGTTTGCATGGTGACATTGAATGGCTTTATGTTTTTGAAATGGCTGATGGTGATTTCTATGACATACCAGTTTTGGTTAAAGTGATTGAGCGAGCTCATGCTGATCCAGATTTAGATAAGCCATGGCCAATGATCAAGGATGAAGATATTGAAAAAGCTAAAGAGATTGGTCTGGATGGTTTGATCGAAATGGTTAATTTGGATCGAGCTGAGATGAATAAATTTACTGCGGATCATGTTTTGAAAGCTTTGAGATCTGGAGAAAACCTTGGATATGCAAATGATTCTGTGTTCTACGATCTGATCAAGGTTCCAGAGGAAGAAAAACTTGAGGAGGTAGCTTGAGTAGGAAGAAGCTCCTGGCATTTGCCAGGGGCATTATTTTGTCAACTAGGAGAAAAAAATAATGGGATTACTTGTAAGTGTTTATAAAAATGGACGAGATTCTACTGCTGGTGGAGATTCGTCTAAAGCTGTAGAAATATGCGTCATAAATGTTCCAGGGCCATTTGAGCCAGATGATCACACTCCAGCGTTTGCGTTAGTGCCTAACGCTTTAAATAGTGTTGTTTTAAAACCAGTACATGAACCAGACAATATGATGGGGCCATGTTTTGGTGGGAACTATGCTGCAACTTCTGATAGTCGATTTGACGAAGCAATTGAAGAAATGCTGGGACATAGGTTTTATGGAGCGATACCAATTCACGATCGGTTTGATAGTTGGGAAGCTTATGATTATTTATCACGTTAAGGAGGTGAAATGATAAAAGGTTTTGAAAATTGGGAGGAGCTTGGAAAATGCTCAAAGATTCCAAATGATTATTATGACAGTGTGTATGGATCAACTGATCACGATAAAAATGTTTATAAGAAAAAGTTTAATAGCTTTGATGATCTGGAAGAGTTTTGGTTTTGTAATTTATTTAATCGAAACTTTAAATCTAAAGTTATTGGCAAGAGTCTTTTGTATTGGAAAAAGGAGGAGGTGTGAGTAAAGAAAAATACAGCGTGTTACGTTTCAAAGTTTCACAAATTAATATCTTAATACATAACCTAATGGCTCATATACGAATAATCGCTGATGATCGTAACATCGAGCCAAAGTTAGCTGAAGATCTGGGCAAATGTATCGAAGCTCTTGATCGTACAAAAAGTGCTAACTCAGAATTTAATCATTTAATAGAAAAATTACCGGAGGTGATCAATGGATCTAATTGAAGAAAAAGATGAGTATTCAGACTTTAAAGATGAGTGCGCCCACTTTCCAAAGTCTATTTGGAATGCAGTTCGAGATCTTGTTACTGGAGGAATGCCAAGATCTTTAGCAGTAGAACAGGGAGAAGCCTGGCTTAAAGAACGGAACCTTGTGGTCCAGGATGCAAAGTCACATGCAGCTCTTTTTGACGTCCTTAGTGGATACAAATAATATCATCTGATACATAAAATAGCATATAATACTACTACTATGAATAAAAATACTAACACAAAAGATATGACTCACGACGAATGGCTTGCTGCTAGGAAGCGTGGTATAGGCGGATCGGACGCTGGTGCGATCCTTGGATTAAGTAAATGGAAATCTCCTCTTGATGTTTACCTGGATAAGATTGGTAGCGCAGAAGATACACCAGATAGCGAACGTATGTATTGGGGCCGAACCTTGGAGGATATAGTCGCAGCTGAGTATGAGAAAAGATCTGGCAATAAAGTCCGACGTAATAACAGGATCATTGCTCACAAAGATTATGACTTCATACTTGCTAACCTGGACAGGGAGATCGTTGGAAAGAATGGGATCCTGGAGTGCAAGACTTCTGGATATTCTCCAGATTGGGGTGATCTTGGATCAACTGATATTCCAGAATATTATCTTGCCCAGGTTTATCACTACATGGCTGTGACTGATGCTGAGTTTGCTGATGTTGCAGTTCTGATCAACGGAAATGATTTTAGGATCTATCACATACCTAGGGACCAGGAAATTATAGATCACCTGGTCGAGAAAGAAGTTGAGTTCTGGAATGACAATGTCCTGGCTAAAGTGCAGCCGGATCCGATCAACAACACTGACATTAAAAACAAATGGCCACATGACAATGGCGCAACATTAATTTCTAAAAAGCTTGCAGCTAAATGTTCCAAGCTCAGTGGAGTTAATTTAAAGATACGAGATCTCACTAAGATCAAAAGTGATTTGCAAGTTGAGATCCAAAAAGAGATGGCTGATCATTCATCACTAGCTGATGAGTCCGGCCAACTTCTCGCGACTTGGAAAGAGAGCTCCACTCGTCGCGTTGACACCAAGCGACTCAAAGAGGATGGGATGTATGACAAATACGCTACTGAATCTTCGAGTCGCACCTTTCGTTTAAAGATATAGGAGAAGATATGGGGAATAAAAGCTTAACAAAAGTAATGGCAGCTAAGTTCGATATGGAACCTGGCCCATTTATTAATGCACTGAAAGAAACTGCTGTCCCAGGCAATATTAGCGATGGACAATTTGCAGCGTTCTTAATGGTTGCTAAGGAATATAACCTTAATCCAATTACCAGGGAGATCTTTGCGTTTCCTTCCCAAAGTGGTATTCGACCGATCGTTTCAATCGATGGCTGGATGAAGTTGATTAATAACCATCGAGATTACAACGGAATGAAGAGCACTGACAATTTAGATAAAGAAGGAAATTTAATATCTATTACTGTTGAGATGTTTCGTAAAGATCGTGATCATCCTGTAGTGGTTACTGAGTACATGAGTGAATGTCGACGTAACACTCCAACTTGGAAGCAATGGCCAGCCAGGATGCTTCGACATAAAGCAATGATCCAGGCTGCAAGATACGCATTTTCTTTTAGCGGTATTGAAGAAGAGGATGAGTTTAAAAGATCTGAGATTCCTGTGGAAGCAGTAGTTGTAGATTCAGAAGTAAAAGGTGCTGAAGCAATGAAGCAGAAGTTAATTAATAAAGGAGAAGCTAATGACGCTGAAACAAGAAGTGCTGCAAAAGTTGATTGATGCCTGGCCAGATGGAATTACTAACCATGATTTTCCAGCTGGCACATCATTAACACAACGTATTGCAGATCTTAAATTTAAAGATGGCAAGAACATCGAAACAGTGAGGGTTCCTCACATAACTAAGCATGGCAAGAAAGGCAGCCATGCACTTTATAAACTTATTGCATAGGAGAATAAGATGGCAGAAAAAATGTACAACTTAAAAGTAAAGAATGGCACTTACATGAAAGATGGTGAGGAGAAAACAAACTACATTTCATGTGGAGTTGTTCTTAAAGGCGATTATGGTCCATACATCATAATGGATAAAACATTCAATCCAGCTGGTGTCGAAACAGATCCTGGCAAAACTGGAATATCTATTTCAATGTTTAAGGATGAGCCAAGGCAAGCAGCACCTCAACAAGCTGCGCGACAAACACCACCATCAAATGTTAATTTTCCAGATGAACCATTTTAAGCCTGTCTTAATTGGCATTTACTTTATAACCATCCTGGGGATCGCTGGTGCTATGGATTACCAGGATGAACTTTACGAACATAACTTTTACATCGAAGCTGTATGCTCCGGTGAAGTTTATGATCACAAACAATTAAACCCGGAGTGTTAAATGGAAGAATACACACATAAGTTTTTAAGAGTAAAACAGGTGGCACAATTACTAGAGTTATCTGTTCCTTCTGTGTACAGATTACAAAAAAGTGGTAAGATACCACCATCAAGAACAGTTGCTGGAAGTCAGCGTTGGATTTATAGTGAAATGATAGAGTATTTAGATGAGTGTGTAGCCAATCCAAATTAGATCAATCTATACCAGTATCTATACCAGTAAATCTTAAAAATTTTATAAATCCTTTTGTAACAAGCCTATAGCGAATTAGTTAGATTCCGGCCCCGGGCACCAAGCAAATTAAATCAAGCAGTCTTAATGGCTGCTTTTTTTGTTTCTGTAAGTGAGTTATAAGAGAAATTGATACTCTCATTATCTCTCGAAATATTAAAACATCATCATTATTTCTTGCTGTAAACTATACCAGTTTCTATACCAGTAAAGAAATATGCTAACAGATCGTTTTATTAAATCAGTAAAACCTGGTGAAAAAGAAAAATTTATTGCAGACTATAATGGCTTATATTTAAGGATTGGTCCTACTCAAGAAGGTGGTGGAAAAACCTGGAGATTTCTTTATACTTCACCAGGATCTAAATACCCAGTTAAAAAAAGCCTGGGTAAATATGATCATGTTAGTTTAGTTGATGCCAGGGATATAGCTCGCGATTATAAAAAACAACTGGCCCTGGGTATAGATCCATTTAGAAAGAAAGCAAAAGAATTAACAGCTGCTTCTGATTTTATTGAAGCCTATGCTGAATTAAAAGGTTTAAATAAAACTACAAAAGCTTATGATGATGTAGTTAGGAACATAGGATATTTAGTTGATAATCTAGGAGATCATCCACCACATGATTATTCTAAAGTAGAGATCAATAGTTTTATTAGAGATCGTTTAAGATCTGTCAAGACAACTTCTGTGCGTCGAGAATTAAATTCAATTTGTGCTGTTTTTAATCTAGTTTATGAAGAACATGAGATTGATCACTTCCATCGTTTCCGAAAATTAAACATACCAAACTTTGGATTAGATAGTGAAGAGCGTGAAGATTTTACTTCTGATCAATTAAATTTTTTGAGAGATGTTGTTGGAGGATCTGATAACAAAACAGAACAGATCATAGGTTTATTAATTGATACTGGCATGAGATCTTCTGAAGCAGTAGGATTAGCTTCTCGGGATATAAACCTGGGACGAATACCTCATGTTGTTTTACATAAGAATCCTATGCGTAGGCTAAAGAATAGAAGCTCTCAAAGGATCATTCCCCTGGTCGGATCTTCACTATCCGCTGCTCAATGTTTAGATCTTACAGAAGAGTGGGTTTTTCCAAGATGGTTAAAAAAAGATCGTAGTAAAGATACTGCTAATGCAAATGTAAATAATAGAATTCATAGAATACTTGGGCCAGGATCTCCAACGTCACATTCCTTTCGGCATACTCTAGCTACCAGGTTAAGATCAGTTGAATGTCCGGAGTACATGAGAAAAGAATTAGGTGGTTGGGCCAGTTCTGTTTCAGAGTCTTATGGTACACCAACAGACATAACTAACAAAGCTGCTTATATTGAGAAGTCCCTGGACTGGGTTACTGAGATCTTATAAGATCAATACTGGCTGTGTTGCGCCCTACTTCGCCAAACTCTTTATGCAGCAGAATGCAATTCATTTCGCGGTTTGATCTATAACCCATTCCAGAATGCCAGGCATCTTTTGCTGCAAGCGTTCTAAAACTTTCCCAGGTACAACCCGCTGACTCGATCACGTTGCGAGAATGAATATGTCCAGTGTACCAATATCTGTATTTAGCATCACCCCATTCTTTAGGTTTATCAGCAGCCATGATCATTGGCAGCTTCTCTGGTTTGGCCATGTCACCATGAGTTGATCCTATTAAAACTTTTCCGAATTTGTAATACCAAAATTTAGATGGCTTAATATCTACAGTCACTCTTGGCTCGTCATGATACATACGCTCGAGTGCTAATCCAATAAATAGTGAACTATGAGAATCGTGGTTGCCTATTATTGACTTAACTATGACGTGCTTATGTTTTCGCAGCGCTGAAGTTACGATCTCGCACATAAGATCTATACCAACTTTTAAAACCTTGTGCCAGCGTCCATCAACATCCAGGGCATTGCCACCTTTAGCTGTTCTGTTCTGATCATTATCGGAGTGAAAGAAATCTCCCAGGTTAAGTATGACTGCTGTGTCAGTTTGTGGAGATCTTTCTACCAGGGCATTTGTTGCTCTTTGAAGATCTTTAGTTGCGATCTTTAAATCAAAATCTTCACCGGACTCATTACGATGGGCCAACATTCCAATGTGTGGATCGCCCATAACATAAGTAGCCAGGAGATCTGAATCAGTTAGTCCTGGTGGATTTACTTTAACTGGTTTAAATTCTCCCAGGGCCTCATTAAATATGTTGGCAACTTCTTCTGGATCTAATCCATCTTGCTGCGTTTTTACCCATTGGATTTTTACCTGGCCATCATCACCATAAAGAGTTGATACACCTTTGACATTAAATCCCTGGGCAGCTTCATGAACCATATCAGCTTCTGGAGCTATGCCCTGAAGAGCTGCTCGCTTTCTTATAGCTCTAATAGTTTTAGAAACATTTTGATGAGTTATTCCTAGCTCCTCACCAACTTTTGCCATAGTGCCATATTTAATATATAGCTCTAACTTTTTCTTTTGTGCGTCTGTATTACAGAACTCAAATAAATGTTTCATGTTATCTCCGAGAGGAAATACTGCTCCCAAAATACAAACCAACAACAGCCATGATTGCGTGGCTTAACCACTCTGGAGTAACTACTCCCTCAAGTTCAATGTACTCTGTAACTTCATGAGTAAAGTCCAGGAAAAGAATTTTGAAACCTTCAGTTGAGATCACTGGGACTTGACTTGTCTGCCCTAATAACGGAGCAAGTATCAAGAACATTGCCATTGCCATAAAAGAAACAACTAGGAATTTACGAGTCCAGTTAGCATGAGGTGTGCTCCATTCTCTTGCAGCTGATCTGGAGAGCTCGTTTTCTCTTCCAGCTTCCAGGGCCATTTTCCATTGCTCTGCTTTGTCAGCGTTAGATTGGGACCAGATCCTCATTACAGCTCCGCCCACTGTTGAACCAAGCATTGTCACAACTTCCATAGGAATGCCAAACATCAGCCTAATAAATTAGCTAATAGACCAAGAACTACAATGCCAGCAAAAATCACTTTTGTTTTGTTAGCTTTATAAAATTCAATTATCTTGTCATTCATATTAAACTCCTTTAGTTAAAACAGTTACTATTATTTGAGCAACAATTATTAAAATTGCTGTTTTCATTTACTATCAATCTCTAAAACAAGATCAATAATTTTTTCTAGCTTTACATCTATTGAGTCAAACTTTTTTTCAGTTGCTTTTTGTTGAGATTGCAGTACAGCTACATCTCTTTCAATTGCTGTGACATACATGATCATTAATACAATCATTGTTCCAGTTGTTGCAATATGTGATAGTGATATTGCTTTACTTAAATGCCATCTTTCAGAAGTCATAAAAATTTCTCATATATGTAATTAATTTCTTTTTGAGTAAATGAAAGTTCTCTTACCAGGGCCTCAATTTTTGCTTCAAGCTTTGCCCTTTCTACTTCATGTGAGTAATGCTTAGAAGAGGGAACGATTTGCATGTCTGGTGTAACTAATAGATTCATAGCCTGGTTTAATCTGACTATGTCATTGTTAGCTGAAAACAATTGAGATCCTAAGAATGCCACAAAAGCAAACATTAGACCGACGATACCTTGCATTATTTTTTCGTTCATTAGGCTTCTACTTTAGCTGCCTTTAATTCATCAGTAGTAGTCATACTATCTACTTGCTTTGTAATATCTCTGAGCCTTTGTTTCTCTGTCACAATAGCTGAAGTTGATGTACCAGCTTCTTGTGCCTTCATAAAGAGAATGTCTTGTTCCTCTAACAGAGGTTTTCTGTCTGCTCTAAGTCTGTCTTTAGTAATGACTTTGGCTTTAGCTATATCTACAGTTATAGGCATTATTTATTCTCCTTCATATTGTATTTAGCTAAGTCCTCTGCACTCAAGTCTGCTGAAGTCTTTTCATCAGAACCAGCAGTATATGTCCAAGCATTTCTAAAAGACCTGTCAGATAAGTCAACTGAGTCAGCTATGATTTCGTACTTAGTGCCAGTAGGTAAATCTTTGTTAGCTATGTGTATTATCTTTTCTTCATCTGTACCTGTTAGCTGTGCTAAAAATTTAGGAGCTGGTGTTAATACTTGAGCCACTCCACCATTGTCATATATTAATCTCATATTAATCTCCAAAAACTATTAAAGTGTTTTCACTTCTGTCTACATAACCCGCATTTCCGTTTTTAGCAGTAGCAACTTTAACACGTCCTGTTTCTAAATTAGCTGTGCTGCTATCAGCAAAATACATAACTGCACCATAATAACCATCTTGAGTCATTCCACTTACAGCATAATTAGCGTTAGCCATAGCGTTAGAAAAATTTACCCAAAACTGACCAGTACCACTATCAGTAAGACTAGACACATTATGAGAATCGTTAATAGCTGCTGTACCAGTACCATTAAAATTACACCAAGCCTTTGCAGTAAACTGTGACAAGCCTCTGCCATCGTTTGTAATATTTAAAGCAGTAGTCCAAGTAATCGCTGAATCTGCTGAACCTGAAGATGCTACTTTAAATTGATGAGTGCCACCTTCTTGAGAATAATCTGTAGCATAAGACGATTCCATATATTTATAATTCTCACTTACATCAATCATCTTAGCGTTGTTTGAAAGATGTGTTTGATTTGAATACCCATAAACAGCACCTCTGTTGCCAGATTGTATAACTTTAGGATACCAATCAGTTTCAGGAGTTACACCGAAACCTACATTTTCATTTGAATCAATTGTTATAGCAGTAGCATCAGCATTGTCATCAATACCTGTCGAGGTAAAGTTAGGTATCGTACCTGTCAGCTTGGTTGCATCAATCGTAGTAGAAGTAAACGCACCAGCAGAACTGATACTCGCTTTCTCTACTCCGTTGGCTTGGAACTTTATGTCTTTAGAAGAACCATCAGCGTTTAGTGTTAGATGTTCGTCACTTGATTTTATTGTACTCATCTTAATAATGCTCCCGAAAAGTGAATTAATTTAGTTGTTGTTCCTGAAGCAGTTTCAGTATAAGAACCTAACCAAAGATTATCTCCAGCATTTAAATTAAGAATTATTGTTCCTGTATTGTGTACTTGGGAATTTACATTACTTCTCGTACCACCAGTACCACTCATCTTATACATCGTATCGTGTGTTCCTGAGTATGTACCCCCTTCACGATATAATTGACCAACGACTTCATTGAAAGTAGTGTAATTGTTTGCAACTGTACTAAAGTCATTCATAATTAAAGCAGTAATTAAATAAAGTCCAGCTTCAGATACTTTTATATAACCACTTGAGCCAGCAGTAACTGTAATTCCTGAACCAGCATAATAATTTCCTGTAGGTGCAGTAATACTTAATTTGTTTGGTGGCCAACTTTGTGAACCAGTTTGTGTTGGGCCTTCTAAATACCAAGAAGAATTATTTGTGCTAATATCAGCAGAAGTAATTGTTCCGTCTTGTATTTTGTTGACTCCAGTTGAGCCACTAATCTCTGTTGGCATTTACTACTCCTTATGGTTTAGGATTGGCATCCTTGACAGCTTTAATTGCTTTGTGCCACTCACCTGTTGCATCTAACTTACCAGCAGTCATATCGTGGTACAGTTGGTCTAACTGCTCCTTGATTTCTGCATAAGCTGTTGCCCTTGTTCTTTGGTATGCGTTACCATCATAGACACCTTGCAGTCTTGTAACCTCTGCGTCTATTTCGCTCTGTGTGGGTTCAGTTTGTTTACTGTCCAACCACTCTAATTCGTCACCTCTCAATACCCATTCAGCGTTTGGCTTTAGGGATTGTAGGGCATCGACTGTTGTCATCTCATTTGCCATTTCTTACTCCTGTTAAAATTAAATTAAAAATCATCCCGCTATCTCCATTAATACAAGTTGGGTTTTTTCGCCATCACTATTCATCTTAATTAAGTTACCACCATAAGAAGAAGCCTGAAGTTTATAAGTAGTAGCAGATGTTGTTGATGGACTGTCTATATACGAAATGTTATGTGATGAATGAATTTCTCCAGCATTAGCATAGTATTGAGAATAATTACTATTAGATGTCCATACAGCTGTAGAACCTCTAACAAGTTTTGTTCCAAAACCAGAGCCAGCAATTGAAGTTCTAGCGTGCGCTCTCCACATAACAAAAATTTTACTTGCTGTAGATGATGGTGTAATTGTTGCGCTATGACCTATATCAGTATATGTGGCAGTAGATAAATTTGTTTGGGTTGAATGTTCTGAAATAACAACTTGCAACACAGCACCAGTAGGCATACTCGCACTTGTCATTCCCGATAGCTGATTCTGTAAGGCTATAGTGCCTGAACCATCTGCGGTTTCTAATTGGTCTACTTTAATTTTTGATGCCATTAGCCAGCTACCTCCATAAGTGTTATAAACGCATCAGAACCGCCCCACCCAACAAACACAGAACCAGCAGCACCTGTTTTCATTTGTGTTTTATAGGTAGTTGCTGATGTAGTGCTTGGTGAATCTAAATAAGAACAGCTACAAGAGCCTACTTGATTGTCGCCCGATGCGTTGTCATAAGCAGCCATAGTTTCAAAATTACTTATGACTGTAGAACCACGCAATAAATTTAACATTAGTCTAGAGTTACCACTTTGTTTGCCACATCCAGTATGTATTACATTAACAAGTATTTTGTTAGAAGATGAGGTTGGTGTTATTGAAGCTGTTAATCCAGTATCTGCCCAAGTAGATGTTGAATTGCTATGTGTTCCTGAACTAACATATTTAACATTAACAACTTGTACTATATGACCAGCAGGCATTTGCAAATCATAACCAGTTGGTGCTTGTATTGCTTTGACTTCTAATGTACTCATTACACTACGCTCCAGTTTCCGTTGACTGTGACTGTGTAGCCATCAGCAATTGTTATAGGCCCCGCGCTCATCCCATTAGATGTACTAGGAATGGTTATATTCTCAGATATTGTTTGGGCATTGGTTCTGATCACACTCGAAGCTCCTAGACTTGGGCCACCTAACTCTACTGCTGAGTTAATGTCACTAGCAGTAATTGTGTTGTCTAGTATTTCGTTTGTGGTAATTCCACCGCCACTAATTGTTATTGCCATCTAGTTACTCCTATGGTTTTGGAAACTCAGACTTAATTGCTAATATGGCATCCTTGTGTGTAGTCGTGCCATTAATAGAATCATCGCTGATTAATTCAAATTGATTTAACGCATCGTATTTAGCTTTGCGTTTTCTTGCGTATTCTTGGGAGTCATAGACTGCTTGGAGTCTAGTTACTTCTGCTGAAATTAAAGATTGATTTAATACAACTGTATTGCCTTTTTCATCCCACGCTTTTAGTGGTGAAGAATGAGAAATAGTAGTAACTGTTGAATGTGTGTTTCTTATTGCTAAATCTTTATCTACCATATTATGCTCCTATTTCCATTAAAACTAAAGATGAAACCATATTAGAGTCCATAACCTTGCAAGTTCCATAAGTTGCTTTAAATTTAAAAGAATAAGTTAAACTTGATGTAGAGTTAGGGCTATCAAGATATGTTATATGTGCTGGATTTCTATCATCAGAAGAACCCGATTGATAAGCTAAATGATTAACTGACAAACCCCAAGCCTGTCCACCTAAATTAGTACCATCTCTATCTATTCCCATAAAACAAAAAACATTCTGAACATTAATCCAAGTTTGTGTGCTTAATATACAAAGAATTTTGCTTGATGTTGATGAAGGCGTTATTGCAACTGATAAATCTGTCGATTGCCAACTTGTTGCATTTGTTGAATATTGAGTGGTAGATGTATCTTGAACAACTTGCAACACTTTTCCACCACTCGGTAAGTTGGTAAGATTAGCACCACTAATAGCTGGTAATGTTCCAGTAATGTTAGCTGCTGGAATAGCTGTTAAATTAGCTGCACTTGCTGCTGGTAATGTAGCTGGGAATCTAGCATCTGCAATTGTGCCTGTTAGATTAGCTGCTGGTACGCTAGAGTTCTCATCTAACAAAGTACCTGTTGTGTCAGGTAGTGTTATCGTTCTGTCTGTACTCGTATTCGGAGCAGTTACAGTTAGTACCCCTGTGCCTGATGCGTGACCTTGTATTTTTACTTTACTCATAATTCTCCTATGCTACTATCCAAGTTGAACCCGTTGGAATCGTAACTGAAACCCCTGAGTTAATCGTTATCGGCCCAGCAGTCAAAGCGTTGTTGCCACTTGTTATGCTATAGTTAGCTGATATGGTATGTGCGTGTTCGTATAGACCTTTGTCTGTCGTATTACCACCGCCTACTGGACTCCAAGCTGAACCATCGTAAATTTCAGCGCTAGTGTCTGTTGTGTTGAATCTCATAAAACCAGCAGAAGGTGAGCCATCTCTTTGTGCTGTTGTTCCAGCTGGTAAGACTCCAGAGCCTGTGTTTGATGTTTTGCTAACTACTGTTGCTGGATCTAAAGCAACATCTGACCAGGAGGATCCAGAATAAACTCTCATTCTGTTCGTGCTGGTGTTGTAATACATATCGCCAGCAGTTAAAGCATCGCCATCATTATCTACTGTAGGATCAGAACTCTTTGCTCCAAGATAGCTATCATCAAATGCGTCTGCGGAAGCTGCTGCTGCTGCTGCCGAAGCTGCTGCTGCTGTAGCGCTTGAAGCTGAATTTGTTGCCTGGGTAGTAGCTGTCGTTGCCTGGGTAGTAGCGGTTGATGCTGAAGTAGAAGCTGACGTTGCGGATCCCGCTGCTGCTGTAGCAGAGGAAGCTGCTGCTGTCGCTGAACTGGCAGCATTAGTTGCTGAAGTTGAAGCTTCTGAAGCTTTTGTTGTTGCTGTTGATGCACTTGTTGAAGCAGAGGTAGCACTTGTAGCTGCTGCGTTTTTAGATACTAGAGCTGCTGCTTCTGATGCTTCTGCATTTGTTTCAGCTGTTTCAGCATTTGTTTCGGCTGTTTCTGCTGCTGTCTTGGCAGTTTCCGCAGCTGTCTTAGCAGTTTCGGCTGCTGTTTTTGCTGTATCAGCTCCAGTTTTAGATGTGGCTGCTGCGGTTGCTGAACTGGCTGCTGCTGTGGCTGAGTTTGCAGCTGCTGTCGCACTGGCTGCTGCTGCCGATGCAGATGTCGCTGCTGCTGCTGAATCTATTAATAGGGCCCAATTACCATAACCAGCATTTGAAGTTAGTGGTTGTGATCCAGCTGCTGTATGAGCAGTTAAACAAATATAAACATTTGAATTTGATGTGTCTTTAACTAGATCACGAACAACGTATGCTGTTCCAGCTGCCCAGTTTCCTCTCCAAACTCCAAGCTCCTGGGTAATTGTAGGATCACCTGTAGAAGAAAATGATAAAACTTTGTTGGCACGATCAGTATCACTTTCTGTAAATTCAGATAATGGAATGCCAGTTGTGAATTGACCAAATCTTAATACTCTATTGTTAAGATCATATTCAACTTGCTGGATCATCATTGCTAATTTATCCAGATCGTCGTTTAATGTTTCAGCTCTAAAGGTTCCACCAGTTTGATAATCTGAGCTTCTAGCTACTGGAAGATCTCTATAGATTGTTACAATTTCTCCAGCTGAAGCGCCAGATCCTAATACAACATTTCCGCCAGAGCTCGTTCCAGCTCCAGTAACTGTGTAATGAGTTGTTAATGTTTTAAGGGTTGATCCTATATAAACTTTTAGA